CAGGCCGCCCTCGCGGTAGCGCACGAGGCGCTCAAGCTGCACCGGTGCGTGGCGACCACCGCCGACGAGGGCACCCAGTACTGCATCCTGTGTGAGGCCCTCTCCCAGCCCGCGCTCCAGCGGGCAGTGGAGCTGAGCGGGGCGAAGGATGCGGTGGTGGAGGCTGCGCGCGCCAGCATCCAGAATCCGGCCTGGGCCGGTATGTGTGACGAGGATGTCACGCTGGAGCAGGCCCTCGCCGCCCTCTCCCGCCTGGAGGCGGAGCAGTGAGCGTGGCAACCGAGGGCCTTCTTGCCTGGCACTTCCTTCCAGAGGACAGGAGGCTCCGCTGGGGCACCCAAGCCCTCGTCGAGCCCGATACCATCTACTACTGGGATGGGCCTCTCGCCATGTGCGAAAGCGGGCTACATGCCAGCGTGCGCGCCCTCGACGCGCTCCGGTACGCTCCCGGCCCTATCGTCTGTCGCGTGCGCATGTGGGGCGAAATGATAAAGGAAGCCGACAAGATCTGCGCCCGCGAGCGCGAAGTCCTGTGGATGGCGGACGCCAGCAGAATTTTGCACGAGTTCGCCTGCGACTGTGCCGAACGGGCACTGAAGCTGGCAGGCGTTACGGATGAGCGTTGCTGGAAGGCAATAGAGGCCAAACGAGAGTGGCTCAGGGGGGAGGCCAGCGATGAAGAGCTAAGTGTTGCGTGGACGGCTGCCCGCCAGGCAGCGTGGGAGGCTGTGGAGGCGGCTGCGTGGACGGCTGCACGGTTGGCTGCGGAGACGGCTGCGCCGGAGGCTGCGGGGGCTGCGGAGGCGGCTGCGGGGACGGCTGCGTTGGAGGCTGCGCAGGCGGCGGCGTGGACGGCTGCGTGGTTGGCTGCGCGGACGGATGCGCGGACGGATGCGTGGACGGCTGCGGGGGAGGCTCAGAATCGCAAACTGACCACAGTCCTTGAGCGCCTGGAGGCGGAACTTGCCTCATCGCCACCATCAAGCGAGGGAAGTAGATGAGCAGCAAGCCACATACCCCGACGATAGACCCTCGCCTCCTCGACTGGCTGCGGTGGACCTACAAGGCCCAGCTCCGCCTGCCCGAGCTGACCACCGAGGACCGCGAGATATGGCGTCGTGTCGGCATAGCCGAAGTGGTGGACAAGATCGCCTTGGAGATAGCCCGGCAGCAGCAGGAGGCTCCTCCCCCCATCAGGGCCAGAGCGTCAAAGGAAACATGATGTGCTTCGCTCCCGACATCCAGGTTCCCCCGGCGCCGCCTCCTGTGAAGATCCCCCCTCCGCAGCCCCCTCCCGATCCCTCGATCGACCTCGTCCCTGAGCTGCCCCCCGGCGTGGCCGCCGCCCAGCGCGCCGCCTCCCGCCTCGGCACCAACCAGCTCCGCATACCCCTGTCCACGGTGAACCTGCCTTGACCAGCACAGCCCGCGGCGAGTGGAAGCGCCTGGAGTCCAGGCGTGACCACTACTTGCGCAGGGCTAGGGACGCCGCGCTGGTCACGCTGCCCTACCTGATCGCCTCCGCCGTGGATCACAGCGGCGTGGGTCGCCGTGTCCACCGCCGCTTCACGGAGAGCGAGGAGCTGGTGGACACCTTCCAGTCGGTGGGCGCCCGTGGCGTGAACAACCTGGCTTCGAAGCTGCTCCTGTCCCTGTTCCCCCCGGACGCCCCTTTCTTCCAGCTCGAAGTCAATCCCACCGTGCTGGCCCAGCTGCAGCAGGGGGGCGGCGAGGAGTTCCGTTCGGAGATCCTGACCGAGCTTCGCCGCCGTGAGCGCCTCATCACCCGCGAGGTGGAGACCTCGGCCTCCCGCCCCGTCCTCTACAACGCCCTTCGCCACCTGATCGTGGCGGGCAATGTCGTGCTGCATTGGCCCGACGAGCTGGGCCGCCGCCCCCGCCTGCACACCATCGAGGAGTTCGTCTGCGAGCGTGACGGCGAGGGCGACTTGATCCAGTGCATCATCCTCGAAGAGGTCCACCCCGACCGGCTGCCTCCCGGCGTGACCGCCTCCCAGACCTCCGAGGACGAGTCGGTCCAGCTCCTGACCTGGATCGTCCGCAGCGGAGACGGCGAGGAGGGCGAGGGCGAGTACACGGTCACCCAGGAGGTGGAGGACGGCCAGCGCGTCTCCGCCCCCGCCCGCCGCTACATCGCCAAGGAACTCCCCTGGCTGGTGCTGGGCCTGAACCGTGTCCCCGGCGAGCACTACTCCCGGGGCTTCGTGGAGGAGCACCTCGGTGACCTCCAGACCCTGGAGGGGCTGACCCAGGCCATCGTCGAGATGACGGCCGCCGCCGCCAGGATGATCGGCCTGGTGGACCCGGCGGGGAACACGGACCCCGAAGATCTGAACAACGCCTTGAACGGCGACTACGTCCCCGGCCGTGAGCAGGACGTGGCCTTCCTGGGTCTCCAGAAGGCCCAGGATCTTCGTGTCGCGCAGGAGCTGGCCCAGCGCCTGGCCCTGGACCTCTCCCGCTCCTTCCTGACCTTCAGCCCTCGCGACTCGGAGAGGACCACCGCCGAGGAGATCCGCACGGTCCTGACGGAGCTGGAGGGGGCCCTGGGCGGCGTGTACTCCAGCCTGACCCACGAGCTTCAGATCCCCCTGGTCCGTCTGACCACGCTGCGCCTGGAGGGAGCGGGGGCCCTTGAGCCCCTCTCGGAGGGCGAGGTGGAGGCCCGCATCGTCACGGGCGTGGAGGCCCTGGGTCGATCCCAGGAGCTGACCCGCCTACAGGTGGCGGTGCAGACGATGCAGTCGATCTTCGGCCCCGAGCAGACCGCCCAGGTGCTGAACCTCTCCGCCACGACGGCCCGCATCTTCGCGGCGGCTGGGGTGGACACGGAGGCCCTCATCAAGACCGAGGAAGAGATCCAGCAGGCCCAGCAGCTCGCCCAGTTGCAGCAGCTGGTGGAGCGCCTGGGTCCGAACTTCATCAACCAGGTGGGAGAGAGCCTCCGTGGCGGCGGCGTCCCGCCCCAGGCGGCCCCCAGCCTGTCCCAGCCCGGCGGACCCACTGGCGGCAACGGCGCCGCACCCTAGGAGACAGAGACATCCCAATGACCGACGAGACGCACGAAGCGCAGGAGCAGGAGCCCGCCGAGGGCACCTCCGCCGCCCACGCCGCCCGCCCGGACTGGCTCCCCAGCCAGTTCAAGGACGCCCAGCAGATGGCGGAGGCCTATCGGCACCTCCAGGCCCGCCACACCCAGGTCTCCCAAGCGGCCTCCAGGGCAGGCCTGGCGCTGCCGCCCTCTGGGAGCCCCCTGGAGGACTCCACGCCCTCCGAGGCTGCTGATCCCCTCTCGAACGGCCAGGACGCCTCTGACGGCCTCACAGAGGCCTCTCTGGGCCCGCTGCCGCAGACCACCGAGGGCCTGAAGATCCACGAGCCCTCCCAGGAGGACGCTTCCTGGGTGCAGCCCTACGCGGAGGAGGTGCTCCAGACGGGCGGCTTGAAGGACGAGTCCTACCAGGCCCTGGCGAAGAGGGGCATGCCCAGGCAGGTGGTGGACGCCTTCATCGAGGGGCAGCAGGCCAGGGCCAGGGAGGCCATCGGGCAGGTGGTGGCGGAGGCTGGCGGCAACAAGAGCTACTCCTCCATGGTTCAGTGGGCGGCCAGCGGGGGTCTCTCGGCCCCCGAGATCCAGGCCTTCAACGCCCAGATCTCCGGTGCGGACCCCGTGTCTCGCATGATGGCTATCCGTGGGCTCAGGGCCCGCTTCGAGGCCCAGGGGGCCCCTGCCCGCCAGGGGCTGGTGAGGGGCAACAGGGCGGCGGGCCCCTCGGTGGTGAAGCCCTTCCGCTCCAAGGCGGAATTCCTGGCAGCCATTGGGGATCCCGAGTACAAGACGGACCCGGCCGTACGGGCCGAGGTTGCCGCCAGGGTGAAGGCCTCCCCTGGCGTGGTCTGAGAACAGCAGAGCATCCCGTGCTGCTTACCCAAGCGCGCGGCAGGTGTGTCTCCAGGTCCCCCGGAGGTGTCCGGGGGACCGCTACCCACAACCGGAGGCGGTAGCCGCCGGTCCCACCGTCAGACGCTGAGTCAGCCCTCCTGCGGGCCCCTGCGGGGACAACCCATACGGGCGGAGGATCTCCAGCTTCGTGGTGTTCCCCTGGCGCGGGGTTCCCCCGCATCCTGAACCACTGCGAGAGGAGGTGCCTGGCTCATGGCTTGGCCCAGTGATTATGCGGGCTCACCGGCGGGGAACGACTTCTCCCTGATCGGCGCCCAGGACTCCGCTGGTGACGAGCGCGGTCTCTTCCTGAAGGTCTGGTCCGGCGAGGTGCTGGAGGTCTTCCAGAAGATGACGGTCATGCTGGAGAGGGTCATGTTCCGTGACCTGACCACCGGCAAGAACGCTCAGTTCCCGGCGGTCGGCTCTGCCTCGGTGGGATACCACTCCCGAGGGCAGAACATCTTCGACCCGACGAACGGCCTGCTGGCGCAGGTGGACTTCGGGGAGCGAGTGATCGACGTGGACCGTCCCCTGCTGGCTCTGGAGCTGGTGGACGAGCTGCAAGAGATCATCAACCACTACGAGGTCAGGGCCCCCCTGACCCGTGCCCTTGCGAGGGCTCACGCGGAGATCGTGGACAAGCACCTGCAACGGCTCCTGATCGTGGCGGCCACCGAGGTCGATGCGAACCAGCCGAACCAGGACTTCCCGAGCAACGCAAACCACGTCATCACGGCGGCCACGCTGTCCGCCTCGGAACTCATCAAGAGCTTCCGCACCGCCGCTCAGCGGTTCGACGAGGCGGATGTCCCCAAGGACAACCGCTGGGTGATCGTGGCTCCGCAGACCTACTACACCCTCATCGACGCGGCGGAGGGCTTCACCCACCGCGACGTGACGGCCAACATCAACGGTGGCCTGGACGTGGGTGAGGTGAACTCGGCCTTCGGGTTCACGATCCTCAACTCGAACGTGCTGCCCGTGGACAACTCCACGGCCACGGGCACCAACGAGGACACCACCGGACAGGTGGGCGAGACCTACGTGGTGGACGCCACGAACACCCTCGCCGTTTGCTTCCACCCGATGTGCCTCGGCAGCGTGCGCTCCATGCCCATCACGGTGGACATCGAGTGGCGGTCCGAGTACCAGGCGTGGGCGATCATCGCCAAGCAGGCGATCGGCCACGGTATCCTGCGACCTGAGGCGGCGATTCAGATCAAGTCCGCCTAGGCGTTCCCCTTTCCTCCCCCGGTCCCCGAGATTCTCTCCTGGTCTCGGGGACCACTACCTACGTCACAGCCATGACCGAGATCGCGGACAGCACTCAGCTGGAGTCTTCGAACGAGGTGCTGCGCTCGGTGGGCATACGGCCGGTGTCCGTAGTGGACGCCTCCAGCCCCCCGGACGTTCAGATGGCGCAGGAGTTCCTTCTGGAGGCGAGCAGGGAGATACAGGCCAAGGGGTGGCACTGGAACACGAGGGAGAACGTGGAGGTGGAGCCCGACGACAACGGGAACATCTTCACGGAGCCGGACTGGCTGAGCGCCACGGCCGCCGTCGATCTGAGGTACATCTACGATGTCATCAAGATCGGCAACCAGCTCTTCGACAAGACGAAGGACAGCTTCGACTTCAGCAAGATCGGCAGGCGCACGCTGCGCCTCTCGGTGGTGGTCCTGCGGCCCTTCACACACATACCCGAGAGCTTCCGCCGCTGGATGATCGCCCAGGCCGCGAGGGAGTTTCAGATGGCTACTCGGGGCGAGCTTCAGCGGAACCAGGAGCTGCTGCTGAGAGAGCGCAAGGCCGAGATAGCAGCCAAGACAGAGGAGCACCGGACCAAGCGGGCCAACATCCTCAGGGGCACCGGCCCCGCCAGGTACTCCGTCCTGCGCCGCAGGCTGAGCCAGAACCGCCCCCTGGGGAGCCAGTAGATGCCCGTCAGGGGTGCGCTCAGCGCAGCTCAGACCGGCAGGGGTCTCCTGGTGAACGCCATCGTCAGCCCCGGAGACCTCCTGCACCTCTCTGGAGCCGTCGGCTTGCCCGGTGCGGACAGGGAGGGGGACTGGCTGACCATCTGGGCGGTGAACAGGGACACGGTCACACGCCGCCTGACGATCCAGTGGGGGGACCTGGCTGATCTGATCCCCAAGGATCTGTCTCCAGGCACGGGTCTCATCCAGGTGACCCCCTCGTTGCCGCTGGAGGCGGGGCTGGAGGTGCGCTGCTTCGCCTCGGTGTCGAATCAGATCCTGGTCATCGGACACCGTCTGAAACCACCGCTGTAGATATGGCTCAAGAAATACGTGTCGTCGTCGATCTCTCCTTCGTGAAGGAATCCAAGTCTGCGGCGCTGGGTCTGCCCAACCTTCGGCTGGACATGGCCGGGGACGACTACGTGAAGACGACACAGCTCGTGGGTCTGGTAGAGGCGCCCCTGAGCCTGGGCTCGGTGACCCTGGGGGGCTACGCCTGCATCCTCAACAGGGGCGAGAACCCGGTGCTGGTCAGGCCGGGTCCGGGGCAGACGGACCTGATCCGGGTCAGCCCGGGCCGTATCGCGGTCTTCGAGACGGTCCTGACTTCAGACCCCCATGTGGCAGCCGTAGGGGCCCCCAGCCTGATCGAGCTGCTGCTGATCGACGCATGACACACCCTCACGGAGCATCGCTGCACGACGCCAGCGTAGCGAGCCGTGACGGAGAGGGCTTTGTGCCCACGGGGGAGCTGGGCGGCGGCGTAGCGGGCCCCGGCGTCATCCTGCGGGGAGACAGGGTGTGGACCAGCCCGGGGGACTTCATGCCCCTGGGGGCGCACCTCACGCTGGACCCTGGAGGCGACGAGGAGCAGCTCATGCTGCCCCCCGGCCGCACGCCCATCAAGGCGGCCGAGGTGCTCCTGACGGTCCTGCCCGGGGCCGAGTACGAGCAC